GGGCCCCGATGACGAGCAGGCATACCATGGCCAGGACGAGCCCGAGGCCCGCACCTAGCATTTTCCCCGGAGGTGCTTTTGGGCAGTGTGAACCGGGGTTTCGGATAAGGCAGGGCGACATGTGTCGTTGGGGTCTTCTTGCGTTCGTTCCTTTCTACCCAACGAGGGGTACGCAAGTCGTCCTGTCCTACCTGAAACCCCGGTTCATATCCAGTAAAGGAACCCGGAACAGGAGAGAACTCCGTGGCAAGGGCCAAGAAGTCACCCAGAGGACGGGCCGCCACTCCGGAGCAGCAGGAGAATCGACTCATGTCGCTCGCAGTTCAGCGAGCCGAGGAGATGCTACTGGACGGCACGGCTCCTCCTTCCATCATCACGCACTACCTCAAGCTCGCCACGAGCCGTGAGAGGCTGGAGCAGGAGCGGATCAGGGCCGAAAACGACATGCTCAAGGCCAAGGCCGATGCTCTGGCCGCCTCAGCTCGAGGCGAGGAGGCCTACAAGGAGGTTCTTGAGGCATTCAAGTCCTACGCCGGAGGAGGTGTAGGGCTTGAGTCGGATTCGGACCTATAGTGAACTCTCTCGCATCGAATCCTTCGGGGATCGGTACGAATACCTACGTCTCAATCAGGATCCAGGGGATCAGACCTTCGGTTTCGAACGCTATCTGAACCAGACTTTCTATCACTCCGCCGAGTGGCGCCAGGCAAGGCAGAAGGTCATCCTGCGAGACGACGCATGCGACCTCGGGGTCCCGGGTCACGACATCTACGACAAGATTCTCGTTCACCACATGAACCCGATTCGGCCTGATGACCTCGAGGGAGAGTTCAATCCCGACATCCTCGACCCCGAGTACCTGATCTGCGTGCGACACGACACACACAACGCGATTCACTTCGGCGATGCGAGCCTGTTACCCAAGCCTCCTGTCGAGAGAACGCCGAATGACACGATACCCTGGAGGTGACCGTGGCTGACTCGATACTCAACGACATCAAGAAGGCCCTCGGCATCACCGAGGACTACACGGCCTTCGATCAGGAAATCATCCTCCACACCAACACGGCGATCATGTTCGCGGAGCAGCTAGGTCTGCCCCCATTCAAGATCACCGGCAAGACGGAGACCTGGGATCAGTACCTGGCTGGTATCACGAAGAATCTCGAGGCCGTCAAGACATATCTGTACCTGCAAGTCAGGCTCGTCTTCGATCCTCCTGCCAACTCGTTCGTCGTAACGGCGATCGAGAAGCAGCTTCAGGAGTACGCCTGGCGCATCAACGTCCAGAAGGAGACCCCATGAGCGACCAACTCATGCATTACGGGGTCAAGGGGATGCGCAGGGGCACTCGGAAGAGCCGCGAGGAGCGGAATGCCGAGCGTCGCGCAAAGTATGAGGCTAAGCTCAAGGCGAAGTACGGCATCGATGATGTCGGCAAGATCGAGAACTACCTCAAGAAGCGCAAAGAGCACGCGGAGAAGGTCAAGAACTGGCGTCTTGCCAATCAGCGCAACCGCCAGCTAACTGCCACGGAGCGTCGAGAGAAGTATTACGGCGAACTCGACCGCGGGAAGCTGGGTAAGACGTACTCCACGGACGCCACACTCGCCGAGGCTGCCCGTAAGTTCTACAAGAAGGGGCACAACAAGCGTATGAGTCACTCAGAGCTTATGCACCACGGTGTTAAAGGCATGCGGTGGGGCGTTCGCAAGCAGCGCATCAAGGGTGCGAAGCGGTGGACTTCCAAGAAGCAGGCCAAAATCGATGGCATGTCCGACGATCAGTTGAAGAAGGCTAACAATCGACTTCGACTGGAGAAGGAATACAAGCAACTGACCCAGACTAAACTCGATAAGTACCGCAAACGCGTGGGGAAAGCCGCCGAGGAGGCCGCCCTCAACACCTTGCGGAATGCACTTCAGAAGGGCTTCAAGTCGGCAGCCAGCAGAGGAGGGTCTGCGGCTATCAAGGGCGCTAAGCGATTCAAGCATTCGGAGACAGGAATGTCCGGAAACATCTTCTTCATCGATGAGGACGAAGTCCTCGCTCACCACGGCGTCAAAGGCATGCGCTGGGGAGTTCGCAAGCAGCGTCCCTCCGGAGGCGCCGGTCCGTCCAAGAAGCGCAAGGGTCTTTCTCGTAACCAGAAGCGCGCTATTGCCGGAGCACTCGGCTTCGCCGCTGGAGTCGGTACTGGTATTTATCTGCAAAAGTCCGGTAATGGCAAGAAGCTATCCGGGCTAGCAAAGAAGCAGGGTGCCGCCGCCAAGAAGTTCGCCCAGGGCAAGGGTCGCAACCTCGGCGCCCAGGCTCGAGTCAAGAAGGCTCAGGCCAAACGCTTCGCCAAGGCGCAGTCTGCAACTGCTAAGGGTGCGGCCGAGAAGCTGAAGACTACCAAAGCCGGAAAGTATGCTGAGGCTACCCGTCTCGGAGCGAATGCAGCCAAGTTCAAGGCGGGTGCTGCCGCTCGTAGCGCCGGATACAAGACCAAGAACCAGGCCTGGAAGGCTGGTAACAGCGCTCGCAACGCCGCCAAGGGCGGAGTCGGTGGCGTTAAGGCTGCGGCCGGATTCGCTGCGCGTGCAACAAAGTCCAAGTTCGGCAAGAAAGCCCCGAGCAAGGCTCTTTCCGCCGCAGTTCGCTCAGGAGGAGCCGGTCGGCGTAAGCTCGCCGTTTCCGGAACCAAGGTTGTCGGCGGAGGGAACAAAGCTCTAGCCAAGAACCTTGCGAAGATCGGTGCGGTCGGGGTAGGAGCCCACGCTACAGGGGTTGTCGCGGGTCGAGCGGCGGCCAAGGTCGCGGGCAAGAAGCTCGAGTCGGCTGGTAAGCGCAGGCGGTCCAAGAAGCGCCGCTGATCATGCTCTCCAATACCGCTACCCCGCGATATTACGCAGAGTTCCGAGACGATGTCCTTGCGGGTCGGATCCCGGTCTGCAAGGAGATCGAGATGGAGATGAACAGGATCGATGATCGGATTCGCAATCCCGGTTTTTATTACGATAGCGACGCTGTGGAGGGATTCATCCGCTTCGCGGAAGCGGAGATGACTCTCACCGACGGATCCGATCTTCGCCTGCTCCCCAGCTTCAAACTCTGGGCCGAGGAGATCTTCGGCTGGTGGTTCTTCACCGAGCGATCGGTTTATGTTCCCAACAAGACGGACGCCGGCGGCCATTTCGAGAAGCGCCGGGTGAAGCAACGACTCATAAACAAGCAGTATATCATCGTTGCCCGAGGCGGAGCGAAGTCTCTGTACGAGACACTTCTGCAAGCCTATTTCCTGACGATCGACACGTCGACCACCCACCAGGTGACGACCGCGCCGACTATGAAGCAGGCAGAGGAGGTCATGCAGCCCTTCCGCACCGCCATCACCAGGGCCAAGGGCCCCCTGTTCGACTTCATGACGCAGGGGTCTCTTCAGAACACGACCGGCAATCGGGCACTTCGCCAGAAACTCGTCCCCACCAAGAAGGGAATCGAGAACTTCATGACGAACAGCCTGCTCGAGGTTCGCCCCATGTCCATCGACAAGCTTCAGGGTCTCCGGACCAAGATGAACACGGTGGATGAGTGGCTGTCCGGCGATATTCGAGAGGATGTCGTCGGTGCCATAGAGCAGGGGGCTTCCAAGGTCGACGACTGGCTCATCCTGGCCGTGTCCTCGGAGGGTACCGTCAGGAACTCGGCGGGCGACAATATGAAGATGGAGCTCCTCAACATCCTGAGGGGCGAGTACTCGGATCCGCATACGTCCATCTTCTACTACCGACTTGACGACATCAAGGAGGTCGCAGATCCGTCGACGTGGATGAAGGCCCAACCGAATCTCGGCGCGACCGTCTCCTACGAGACCTATCAGCGAGACGTCGAGAGGGCGGAGCACGTACCCGCGGCCAGGAACGATATTCTGGCCAAGAGGTTCGGCATTCCTATGGAGGGGTACACGTACTTCTTCACTTACGAGGAGACTCTGCGGCACAACCGTCAGGACTTCTGGGGCATGCCGTGCTCCATCGGTGTCGACCTCTCGCAGGGCGATGACTTCACCGCCTTCACATTTTTGTTTCCCCTCAGCCGGGGCAGGTTCGGGGTCAAGACACGCTGCTACATCTCTGAACGCACCATGCTGCGTCTCCCGGGGGCCACTCGTCAGAAGTACGAGGAGTTCCTCCAGGAGGGCTCGCTCATGGTGCTCGAGGGTACGGTTCTTGACATGATGAACGTCTACGAGGACCTCGAGGCGTTCGTCGCCTCCTGCGAGTACGACGTGCGCTGTCTGGGGTTCGACCCCTACAACGCCAAGGAGTTCGTCACTCGCTGGGAGAACGAGAACGGCCCGTTCGGGATCGAGAAGGTTATTCAGGGATCCCGAACGGAGTCCGTTCCTCTAGGCGAGATCAAGGACATGGCGGAGGATCGCAAGCTCCTGTTCGACCAGTCCATGATGACCTTCACCATGGGGAACGCCATCACCCTGGAGGACACCAACGGGAACCGCAAGCTCCTGAAGGCCCGAAGGGAGAACAAGATCGACTCGGTCGCCGCTCTGATGGACGCCTGGGTCGCATACAAACTCAACAAGGACATGTTCGACTAGGAGGTGGAGGTCATAGGACTGCGAGACCGATTACAGCACGCCTACAACGCCTTCACTGGCAAGGACATCAGCCGGTCGACCTTCGGCCCTTCCTACACGGTACGGGCCGACAGGCTCGCGCTCGGTTGGACGGCCGACAATTCGATCATCTCGTCCCTGTTCAACATGATCGCCATCGACGTGTCCGCCACGCCGATCCGACATGTTGACACGGCTCAAAATGGAACCTTCATCGGGATTCGGCGCTCGGCTCTCAATGACTGCCTGATGCTCGAGCCGAACATCGACCAGAACGGACGAGCCTTCATCCAGGACGCCGTGCTGTCGCTGTTCGACGAAGGGGTTATCGCCATCGTCCCGGTCGAGTCCGACTTGGATCCGAGGACGAACAACAGCTTCGACATCAAGCAGCTCCGTGTCGGACGGATCACTCAGTGGTTCCCCGAGAACGTCGAGGTGGAAGTCTACAATCAGGCCACCTCCAACAAGGAGCGGGTGATCCTGCCGAAGCGCACGGTGGCCATCATCGAGAATCCTCTCTACGAGGTGATGAACAAGCCGAACTCGACTCTCAAGCGACTGAGCCGCAAGCTCTCCATGCTGGACCTGGCCGACGAGAAGACGTACACCGGCAAGCTGGACATCATTATCCAGCTCCCTTACGTCGTCAAGACCGAGGCTATGCGTCAGCGGGCGGAGAACCGCATCCAGTCCATCGAGGATCAGCTCGGCAATGGCGGACACGGGATCGCCTACACCGACGGCTCTGAGAAGATCACTCAGCTGAACCGCCCGGCGGAGAACAATCTGCTCGATCAGATCAAGTTCCTCACCGCCGAGCTCATGAGTCGACTAGGGATCTCAGAGGACGTCTTCAAGGGCACTGCGACGGAGATCGTCTGGACGCACTACTGGAATCGGGCTGTAGAGCCCGTGCTCTCGGCTCTCGCCGACGGGATGAGCAAGGCCTTCCTCACTAAGACCGCGCGCACCCAGGGACAGGCCGTGCAGTACATCCGCGACCCGTTTAAGAACGTCCCGCCGAGTCAGATCGTCACGTCCTTGGATACCATGCTCAGGGACCAGGTCATCACGCCGAATGAGGCCCGTACGAGGATCGGCCTTCCGCCGTCCCCGAACGAGCAGGCGGATCAGTTGCAGAACCCGAACATCAACCCGCAGATGGGTGACACCTCCCTGGACGGCGAGGGGGCTGCCGAGGACTCCGGTCCTGATGTTCAGTCAGTGCTCAACATGCCGATGAGCCAAGTCAGAGGAGAAGGATGAAGTTCGACTTCAGTGGCTGGGCCACTAAGAACGACCTGACCTGCTCCGATGGACGCACTATCAAGCACAATGCGTTCAAGGAGAATGACGGCCAGCGTGTGCCGCTCGTGTGGCAGCATGGGCACCACGCCGTCGACAACGTTCTCGGGCACGCACTGCTCGAGAATCGGGATGAGGGCGTTTACGCCTACTGCGCTTTGAACGACACTCCTGCGGCCGACAATGCTAAGGAGCTCGTCAAGCACGGCGACGTCAAGGCTCTCTCGATCTACGCCAACCGCCTCGACCAGCGAGGGGCTGACGTTATTCACGGCAACATCGTCGAGGTTTCCATGGTCCTGTCGGGGGCCAACCCGGGCGCCTTGATCGACAACGTTGCTCTGGAGCACTCGGATGGTTCATGGACCGAGTCCGAGGAGGAGGCCATCATCTATTCGGGCCTCACGCTCTCGCACGATTCCGGAGACACAACGGAGGACACAGAATCCATGGACGAAGACGAGGTTTACGACGAGGACGACCTCACGGTCGCTGACGTCCTCGAAACCCTCGACGACGACCAGCGTCTGGCTGTTGCGGCCCTCATCGAGGAGATCAGCGGTGACGTTGACAACGATGAGGACTTCGACGACGACGAGGAGTTCGATGAGGACTATGACGAAGACTACGAGGAGGACGCCGAGCACGGCGACTCTGGGGGTGATACTCTGATGCATTCCAACATCTTCGAGGGCGACGCTCGCCGGAATGTGGGCCCGCACCTCTCTCACGCCGATGAGGAGCAGATCTTCGCCGAGGCCCGCATGCCCGGCATGACTCTCCGCACCGCCGTCCTGGCTCACGCCGCGGACTACGGCATCAAGAACCCGGAGCTGCTGTTCCCGGACGCCACCAACCTGGACCCGGAGCCGCAGCGCGTCATGCGCGAGAACTCCTGGGTCGCCAAGGTTCTCCAGGGCTCCAAGCACACACCGTTCTCCCGCGTCAAGACCCAGTGGTCCAACCTGACCGCCGACGAGCTGCGGGCCAAGGGCTACGTCAAGGCTTCCCGCAAGAAGGACGTCGTCTACGAGATCGCCAACCGGAAGACCGAGCCGACGACCGTCTACAACAAGACCAAGATCGACCGCGACGATGTCCTCGACATCACCACGTTCAACGTGGTCGCCTGGATGCAGCAGAACCTGCGCTACTCCCTCGAGGAGGAGCTGGCCCGCGCCGTCCTGATCGGTGACGGTCGTCAGGTGTCCGACGAGAACAAGATCAAGGAGGCCAATATCCGCCCCATCTGGACGGATGACGAGCTCTTCTCCCACAAGGTTCTCATCGACAAGGACGCCAAGACCCCTGACATCATTGACGCGGTCCGTCGGAGCCGGAAGTTCTACAAGGGCTCCGGCTCGCCGGTCCTGTTCACCACGAACGGGTTCGTCTGCGACATGCTCGAGATCAAGGACCTCAACCAGCGCTACGTCTACGAGACCAAGCAGGCCGTCGCCAACGCCCTGAACGTCTCGGACGTCATCGAGGTCGAGGTCATGGAGGGTGCCAAGCGCGAGGTCAGCGGCAAGACCCAGAACCTGCTCGGCATCATCGTCAACATGCAGGACTACACCATGGGCTCTGACAAGGGAGGCGAGACCTCGTTCTTCGAGCAGTTCGACATCGACTTCAACCAGCAGAAGTACCTGCTGGAGGCTCGTTGCTCGGGCGCGCTGACCAAGTACAAGTCCGCGATCGTCATAGAGAAGGCCACGGCCTGATTCGGTCAAAATGGCAAGATTCTTCGGAAGCATAGGCTACGGGCACGCCGTCGAGACATCTCCCGGCGTGTTCGAGGACAAGATCACGGAGAGGGAGTACTACGGGGACGTCAACCGCTCCCAGAAGCAGTACGACGGAGAGGCGAAGATCATCCAGAATCTCCGCCTCAACAACGAGATCTCCATCGTGGCCGACTCCTACGCCGAGGAGAACTTCTTCGCCATCAAGTACGTGAGGTGGATGGGGGCGCGCTGGGTCGTCACGAATGTGGAGGTCCGCCGCCCCCGCCTAATCCTCAACCTCGGAGAGGTGTACAATGGCCCAACGCCTTGAGTTCCACAACAAACTCATCTCAGCGCTGGGCTCGAGGAACGTCTACTTCCAGCCCCCGGAGTCCGTCCAGCTCACCTACCCGTGCATCGTGTACGAACGGAGTCGAGCCGACTCGAAGTTCGGCGACAACGCCAATTGGATGTACACACCGCGCTACTCGGTCACCCTCATCAGCGGGAATCCCGACGAGCCGGTGGTCGATGCCCTTGCGGCCATGCCGATGTCTACCTTCGAGAGGCACTTCGTGGCGCACAATCTTCATCACGACGTGTTCAACATCTACCAAGGAGTATAGATGGCTGTCCTGACCTGGGACGAGACGGGCAAGAAGTTCTACGAGACTGGTGTGGACCGCGGTGTCCTCTTCCCCGTCGACCTGGCCACCGGTGCTTACGCCAAGGGCGTTGCCTGGTCCGGTCTCACCAATGTCACCGAGACTCCGAGCGGCGCGGAGCAGACTGACCTGTACGCCGACAACATCAAGTACCTCTCCCTGACCTCGGCCGAGACGTTCGAGGGCAAGATCGAGGCCTACACCTACCCGGACGAGTGGCTCCAGTGCGACGGCTCCGCCGTTGTCGACAAGGTCGTCATCGGTCAGCAGGATCGCTCGGCCTTCGGCCTGGCGTACCGAACCATCAAGGGAAACGACCAGAAGAAGAACAACTACGGCTACAAGCTTCACCTGCTCTACGGCCTGAACGCCTCTCCCTCTGAGCGCTCCTACGGTACGGTGAATGACTCGCCCGAGGCGATCACCTTCTCCTGGTCCTTCAAGGGCACCCCGGTCAACGTGACCGGCCACAAGCCCACCTGTGTCGTCACCCTCGACTCCACGGTCGTCGGCAACAAGGGCATGACCGCTATCGAGAAGCTGATCTGGGGCGATGGCGCTACCGAGTCCAAACTCCCGACCCCCGACGAGGTCATCGCCGCCGTCAAGGCCGCGGTCTGATGACTCCCACGGACCCCGTGATCCGCTCCGGGGTCCGTGGTGACTTCCAGGGAGGAACGAATGCTGACGATTCATGTCGTCGGGGATGAGCTCTACGACGAGGATCGGAACGAGTTCATCAACGGATTCGAGGGCGACCTCGAGCTGGAGCACAGTCTCGTCGCCCTGTCAAAATGGGAGTCCAAGTGGCACATCCCGTACCTCGGCAACGAGAAGCTCACCCCTGATCAGGTTCTGGACTACGTCAAGTGCATGACCCTGAACGAGATAGACCCCGTCGCTTACTCGCACCTGACTCTCGAGAACATCCAGGCCATCAAGGAATACATCGAGAACAAGATGACGGCCACGACATTCGTCGAGGCCGAGGGATCCAGCCCTGATCGAGGGGTCGTAACGTCGGAGCTCATCTATTATTGGATGGTGGCTCTACAGATCCCGTTCGAGTGCCAGTACTGGCACATCAACAGACTACTCACACTCATCCGAGTGTGCAACGCGAAGAACCAACCCGATAAGAAGATGTCGACCGCCGCCACGCTTCGACAGAATCAGGCTCTGAACGCGGCGAGACGGGCCAAGTACCATTCACGAGGTTAGTATGCCTGGCGTAACTCCTCTACTTCGCACCACTGTGCGGGGAGAGTCCAGTCCGTTCAGCACGGTCTACATCTCCCCGACCAACGGGGTCACCGACGCCTCCGTCACTCTCGGGTCCAATCCAAACTTCGAGCTGGACGTCGCCTTCTACGCGGGGTCCCAAGCCCTGCTCAAGGTTGTCCGTCTTGACGGAACCTCAGACCAGAAGATGATCGACCTCAAGGAGTCCATGCCCGAGAAGGTCGTGTGGTTCAACTCTCGAGCCGGTTCCGGTTACGGGACGTTCGACACCAGTTGGAAAGAGATCACCTCCGGGAACGGTGCGGGCTCGTACCAGTATCGCGTCATGGCGGGATTCGTGTTCATCCGGATCAAGGGCGATGGCTGGCAGCAGACCATGTTCAACGGCAACATCAACGAGAACCGCCGCCTGGTTGACATCCCGGCCAGTGCTCAGGTCAAGAGTAGAGTGTCGTTCCCCCTCCCCAAGGGGGATGGAACGATCGACGGATCGGTAATTGAGATCTGGCCCAACAACACCGTGACTTTCAACATCAAGGCAGTGGGTGTCCGAACAGTTCCCGTGGTCTTCGCCCCGATCGAGAACTCCAACGGCTGAAAAGGTCAAAATGACTGTATCACAGTACGCAGCATCCTGCGCCAGGTACTACGCCGACGTTGCGGATGTCGGCTACTCCCAGCCGGACCGCTGGACTTTCTACGATCAGTCCGATTGGGACGGTTGGCTTATTCAATCCCCCGCCAATGCGGACTGCTCGGCCCTCGTCGCCGGCTGCTACAACCTCGCCGCTCACCACGAGTGGGGCGAGCCCTTCACCGCCGGCTATTTCCCCAGGTCGACTTGGACCGGATCGATGCGGGAGGAGTGTCTTCAGCGAAACTTCGCCGATATTTCCGACCAGTGGACCGGCAACGAACCCGACGGCGGATTCGAGATCGGCGACATCGTTCTGTCCGAGGAGGCCTCAGGTGGTCGCGGCCATGTCGCTATGGTCACAGGACTTGGTCCGACCATCATGTCCGAGGCATGGATCGCCGAGGACGGTTCAATCGACGGATACCTCGGTGATCAGACCGGTAGCGAGGTCCGTTCCATCGAGTACAACCAGCATCCATACACTCAGGCCGCCGCTTGGACACATTGTCTTCGCAGGCGGGACAACCACGGCTCCAGTGCCCCGTCCCACCGCGAGGAGAACGGTGCGGCCACTTCTATCCAGGATGCGGTTCTCCGTGCGGCTGACGCCGTCGGCTGTCCTTGGTGGGCCGCTCTCGGCGCACTCAAGATGGAGACCGGCGAGGTCGGAGCCAACATTTACGGCCACGACGCCGGAGGCGCCTGCTCCGGCTGGGGCGAGGTGACGAGGGACAACTTCCTCAACTACTTCTGGCCCATCGTCTCGGAGTGGGGCACCTCGAACGGCGTCGGTCCGCTCCAGGTCACCTACAACGGGTATTTCATCAACGACCCGAACAGGGAGTGGTGGGATCCGCAGAAGTCCTCCGAGGTCGGCTGTACCATCCTCAAGGGACTCATCCAGTCCGAGGGCGATTCCTACGAGGACCTCAAGCGAGTCGGTTCTCGATACAACTCTGGGTCCGCAGACGGGGCCTATGAGGCTTACGGCATCCCGTTCTCCGAGGCATGCCGCTACTGGTACGACAAAGGCCGTCCGAGCCAGGGCTCGAGCGACGGCGGAGAGGAACTCGAAGTGTCATACGCCACTGATCTGCTCGCTGAGATGAAGGACCGTCTCGTTGAGATCTCCGATCAGACCGGTGCCGGCATCGCTGGTCGTCGTTTCGACGGTCCGCTCGTCGGCTGGCTGAAGGACATCTCCTACAAGCAGGACAAGCTCCAGAAGTCTCTCGACGAGATCAAGGATAAGCTCGGCGAGAGCAAATGAGGTCGTCATGCCCTACTGCCATGTGAAGGGGGACATCCCGCCGTTCGCCACTCTCACCGTCGACCCCGACGATGGTCCGACCTACGTCGACACCGCGGGCGAGAACGGAAAGATCGAAGGCATGGTGTGGTTCTTCCGCAACATTAACGCTCGCCTCTTCCTGGACGACCAGGGCTGGCCCGCCACGAAGATGGTCAAGCTCTCCGAGGACGACATCGTCGACGTCACCATCAAGAGCAACCGTCCCGCTGGCGGCGGAGGCGGGGGCAACGGGAACGTCATGATCCTCGGTCGTGAGGAGCAGGTCCCCGCTGGCACCCCGCCTAACACGGTTATCGTTCGAAAGGTCTGATCATGGCGTCTCCCATGAAGGGTATCGCGGTCTCCAAGAACCCGGACGAGAAACTCAGTGTTCCGTCGGTCGCCGGGGACTGGGCACTGCTCATCGTGGGTGGTCAGCTCAACCACATGCAGGACTGCACGCCCGATGGATGGACTGGTAAGTACGCCGAAGGCGAGGACATCCGGTCCTGCACCGTGGCCGTCAAAATGGTTGCGAATTCTTCCGACACGCAGAATGTGGCTTGGAAGTCCAAGAACGCAACGTACGCCGCACGCTGCTGCGCCACCTTGATTGTCCTTGACGGGACCAAGGTGAAGCAGCTCGTTCCGCGTGCGCCGGAGAAGGAGTCGACGGGCTGGCAGAACGGCCCGTTCCCTCAGATCACCGGGTTCGTGCAGCACGACGTGAACACGGCAGCGGTCGGCAAATTTCCGGCCAACGTCGAGTCGATCACCAACGGAGCCTGGGGAAAGGCCACGGACAAGTCCTGGTCGTCCTTGGTCGTCGGTTACGCTCAGTCCGCATACTCCCCGCCGACCGATGCCGGTATCAAGGTTCGATTCGGTGTCGACGTCCGTCTTCGGGAGCAGAACGACTCGCTCGATCCGACACTCGCCGACGGTTCCAAGATCGGAGTTGTCGTCTGGGACGGGGTCAAGGAGATCGGGACGCTCACAATGCGAGCGATCCCTGAAGGTGCTAAGACGATCACTGAGCTCCTCAGAATTCCACATTTCATCGTGGCGCATCGGGGCGGATCCCTGTCCTGGCCCGAGCACACGGAGGTCGCCTACACCCAGGCCGTCGACTATCACGCGCACGCGCTCGAGTTCTCGGCTGCGCGGAGCAAGGACGGCGTCTGGTTCGGCTGCCATGATCAGAGCATGAAACGGATCGTCCCGGCTTTGACCAAGAACGCCGACGAGTACACATGGGCGGAGATCAAGGCTGAGGCGTCGAAGACTCAGTACATGCCGGCGAAGCTCGATTGGCTTGTCGATACGTACGCCAAGAGCCACGTTATTGTCTTCGATCCGAAGTACAAGATGGCTATGTGGAGGGACGTCTGCGACATGTTCAAGGGCATGGAGCAGCGCGTTATTATCAAGGCGTATTTCGACTCCAAATGGATGTTCGACATGGTGCGTGCTCGAGGATTCAAGACCTGGGGGTATGCTTACAACTCGGATATCACCAAGACGGTCTACGCGGACTTCCTCAAAGGCAACGTCTGCGATATTCTGTCCATGGAGTTCGACGCGCCTCAGACCACATGGGATCCCTTGAAGGCCTCAGGACTCCCCACAGTTGCGCATATTCCCGCCACCGCCGACAACCTCAAGGTCGGATGGTCCCGAGGGGCCATGGGCGCTATTGTGGCCGGTATCGCGGCTTCCTGCGAGAGGGCCGCATGAGTCCAGCGTTCACGCTGGAGATCGATTCGAGGATGGACACGGGGAAATGGCTCGAGAGACTCAAGGAGGGCCGTTTCTTTGATTTTCTCGATGATTGTGGACAGGCCGGGGTTGCCGCGTTATCCGCTGCGACTCCGGTCAGGTCCGGTTACACCGCATCCAGCTGGTCCTACGAGATCAAGCGGAGCGCCAACAGAGTCTCATTGGTCTGGAACAACTCCCACGTGGAGCAGGGTGTCCCGATCGCAGTCATATTGCAGTACGGGCATGGCACCAGAACCGGTGGCTATGTCCAGGGCGTGGATTATATAAATCCGGCGCTCAGGCCTATATTCGACAGCATCGTCAAACAGCTCGAAAGTGCGGTGAGCGGCTAGTGGCGTCCATCGAGGAGCGGGTGGTCTCGCTCAAGTTCAATAATGGCCAGTTCATGAACGGGGTTCAGGACTCCCTCAACGGAGTCAAGAAGCTCGAGGAGGGGCTGGCATTTCGTGGTGGTGTCGAGGGGATCAATCAGGTCTCCGCGGCCGCCAAGAACCTCAATTTCTCGGAGGCCCAGGCGGGTGTCGCCGAGACTACGAGCAGATTCTCGGCTCTTCAGTCGGTCGCGTTCGGTGCACTCGCCAGCATCGGCGGCAAGATCACCGAGATCGGCTCCTCGATGCTCTCGAGTTTCACCGTTCAGCCCCTTATCGACGGCATGAAGGAGTACGAGCTCCAGCTCAACTCCGTTCAGACCATTCTGGCCAACACCGCCCAGAAGGGCGAGACGATTCAGACCGTCAACGCGGCTCTGGATCAGCTGAACACCTACGCGGACCAGACTATCTACAACTTCGGTGAGATGACGTCCAACATCGGTAAGTTCACCGCTGCTGGTATCGGTCTGGACGACTCGGTCGCATCGATTAAGGGTCTGGCGAACTGGGCCGCGGTCGCTGGAGCCAACTCCGAGGCCACCTCGAGGGCGATGTACCAGCTTTCGCAGGCCATGGCCGCTGGTACGGTCAAGCTTCAGGACTGGATGTCCCTGGAGAACGCCGGTATCGCCACCAAGCAGTTCCAGGATCAGTTGATCCAGACCGCCAAGATTCACGGCAAGAGCGTCGACGAGATGATCGCCAAGGACGGGTCGTTCAGGCTCTCCCTACAGGAGGGATGGCTGACCCAGGAGATCATGATGGAGACTCTCAAGCAGATGGCGGGGGAGTACTCCGACGAGCAACTCGCGTCAATGGGTTACACCGAGGAGCAGATCGCTCAGATCCAGGAACTGGCCAGGACAGGTATGTCTGCTGCTCAGGACATCAAGACCTTCTCCCAGCTGATGGGTGTCATCGGTGAGGAGCTCGGTTCGTCCTGGGGTCAGTCCTTCCGGATCATCTTCGGCGACTTCGAGCAGGCCAAAGCCCTGTGGACTCAGGTGGGTGCATTCCTCACGGGTCCTAGCGGCATCATCACCCAGATGGGCAACGCCCGGAACGCCCTCCTTCAGGGCTGGGCGGACCTCGGCGGCAGGGAGAAGGTCCTAGAGGGGCTCGCCTCCCTGTTCCACGCCATGTGGGAGCCGCTCCAGCGCATCGGTCAGGCGTTCTCGCAGGTCTTCAGCGGCCCATCCGCCGAAGGTTTGTACAGTATCTCCGAGGCCTTCGCCAATTTCATGGCCAAGCTGGTACCCAGCGAGTCGACTATCGAGTCCCTCGGCATGTACTTCGAGGCGTTCTTCAGAGTCATCAAAATAGGTGTTATGGTCCTGTCGGACTTCGGCAAGATTGTGGCATGGATCGCCGGCGGAGCACTCAAGGGACTCGGGGCTCTTATTTCCAGTCTTCGTGGACACACCGCGGACTGGTCGTGGCAGCTGAGGGACCACGTCGTCGCAATTCAGGAGTGGTACGACAACCTCAATGTCGCCGAGAACGTTATCAAGGCCATCATCTGGACCGGTAAGGGTCTCAAGCGCATCTGGGAGAACTTCTCGGAGGGATTCCACGACGAGATCACGCCTAGCCTCAGGCGACTCAGGGAGGCCTGGGACGAGCTGTGGGAGGCGCTGAAGTCCGCGGGCTCCGGTATAAAGGAGGCCGTTGTCGGACCATTCCGGGAGCTCAAGCAGGGCGCCCAGGAGGTTGGTCAGGCACTCGGTATCGTAGGCGAGTCCACGGATGATGCGGGCGACTCCGCCGAGGAGAACGAATCCAAGTTCACCAAGCTCAAGAACAAGATCGTCGACCTGTTCGAGTCCGCCTTCAAGAAGTCATACTTCTGGGGGCAGCACTTGGCCGACCATCTTATTCCCGCCATCGAGAAGCTCACCAGTTTCATCAACTGGCTGACCGAGTGCATCAACAAGCAAGCGGTCGTCGTCGAGGACTGGCTGACTCCGAAGATGCGGACTCTCGCCGAGCTCTACGACGAGATCTCCACCAAGTTCAGCGAGTGGGCCGAGCAGATGAAGAACGGCCCGGATATCGCCTGGTTGTCCTCCATCGGCGGTATTCTCAAGTCCGTTGGATCGGGTGTCTGGGGTGTCCTGAAGAATCTAGCGACCCTGAACTTCGATTTCGACGTCGAGCCGTTCAAGAAGGCCTTCGGCGATCTCAAGACTCTCATGGGGGAGTACGCCGAGTCCGTCAAGTACGGTTGGAGCACCACCAAGGACTTCATCGCCAATCTCGAGCTCAAGGACAAGGCGACCGCAGGTTGGAAGAACTTCGTCAAGCTCATTCAGGGCATCGGCAAGGTTCTCGGAGCCATCGGAAAGGTCGCTGTCGTCGCTGCCAAGGCCCTCATCGAGCCATTCAAGGGGGCATTCGGCGAGCTCAAGGAGATGGCCGACAACGGGGACTACACCGGCATATTCGACAGCATCCTGAAGGCCGGAGCCCTGGCCACATTCATCGCCATGGCCCGCAAGGTCATATCCACGCTCAAGGAGTGGGGGCAGGCCGGATCCAACTTCGCGGGTATCCTCGGCAGCGTCAAGGACACCATTGACGCGTTCAAGGACTCTATGGAGGCCACGACCAGCAAGGTCAAGGCCACCACGATTCTCCTGCTCGCCGCTGCGGTCCTCGTTCTGGCGGGCGCCCTGTGGGTCGTCGCTCAGATTCCGGCCACCAAGATCATCATGGCCGGCTCCGCCCTTTATTTCATGTTCAACATGTTGAAGAAGGCTGAGGACGAACTGTCCGAGTCCAACGATAACAAGGACATGAAGGGTATGGCCAAGCGAATGCTGGCCCTGGTCGTATTGGCCGGGGTGGCGCTACTCCTCGGCAAGGCCTTGAGCAATATCGGATCCATGGACTGGGATGATATCCTCAAGGGCGTCATCGGACTGTATGCCGTTGTGAAGATGATGATATCCATGGCCGACACCACGACCAAGAGTAATGTCGATCTGCTTGCTTTCTCTCTCGTGGCGGTTCCCCTGGGTATCGGTGTCTGGCTGCTCGCTCAGGCGGTCAAGCCTCTGGGCGAGATGAGCGTATCCGACCTGGCTCAGGGCGTTATCGCGCTCGGGTTGATCATGAAGATGATGAGCATGATGTCACAGATGGGCACGGTCAAGATCAAGAAGGCCTCGGCTTTCGCATTTCTCGCTCTGGCCTTAACCATGCGGCAGATCGCCAAGGTTCTCACCGAGATCGGTGAGTTGTCCTGGGGCGACACCATCAAGGGCATCATCGCCATGGACTTGTGTCTCACATCTCTAGCCGTGGCTGTATCCAGGCTCGGCGAGGGAGAGGAGGGTCTCGGCGGTAAGCACCTTGTCGGAGCTTTGTCGGCGCTCGTTCTGGCGATCACGCTCAAGATCGTGGCCAAGGAGATCGAGAGCTTCGCCACGATGGACTGGGGGACCTATGCCAAGGGTCTCACCATGATGGCTGTGGCTCTGGGCATCCTGGTCGGCATTTCGAGCCTGGGCGGAGGAAGTCTCGGCGGCGCCGCGGGCCTGATGATCACGGTGGTTGCTCTAGCAATGCTGGTCCCGGTCATGCGCACTCTGGGCGAGATGGACTGGGGTACCGCGGGCAAGGGCATTGCCATCATGGCTGCGGCTCTTGGCGCACTCGTGGTCATCGGTTACATCGCCGAGGGAGCCGCCATTGGACTGGTCGCTCTGGGCGGCGCCATATTGATGATCGGTTACGGTGTCGGACTGGCTACCGATGGCATCGCCAATCTGGTGAACGCCATTGCGAACCTGTCGACAACCGGCGCGGAGGGCGTACAGACATTCCTGGACGCTGTCGACGGATTCATCGAGCGGATGCCCGCCATGGGCACGGCTATCGGTGAGGCCTTCATCAACTTCATGCAGGTCTTCATCGACAACCAGGGCACCATCGTCGAGTACATCAAGGTCGTCCTGACGTCCGCGGCCCAGGCCATGATCGAGTCCATCCCGACGTTCGTCGAGCTCATGATCACCATCATCCACGCGATCATCCAGGTGGTCTACGACTGCGCTCAGGAGATCATCGACTGCGCCATATTCCTGATCATCACCCTGTCTGATGCTCTTATTCAGAACATGCCGACACTGGTCGAGAGGGGTTCCGACCTCCTCACCTCCTTCCTCGAGGGTCTGTCCTACAAGATCCCTGAGATCGGGACCAAGGCGACCGACTGCATCGTGGCATTCCTTCAGAGCCTCGGCGACAACATGCCGAGGATCACTCAGGCAGCTTTCGAGACGATCATCAAATTCGTCAACGGACTCGCCGATGCCATCGAGAACAACTCGGGAGCCTTGATGGATGCTGGTATCCGACTCATCACGGCGATCAGGAATGGTATCGTCAACGGTATCAAGCAGCTCGTATCCACGGGTGTCTCCGGGATGAGGAATGCTGGTCACAGGCTCGTCGAGGGTCTGAAGAACGCGATCAAGGGCAAGATCGAAGAGGTCAAGCAGACGATTCGCAACTTCGGTACCAGCATCGTCAACACGACCAAGCAGGTATTCGGCATTCATTCTCCTTCTCGTGTCATGTTCGAGATCGGTGAGTTCCTGATGCAGGGTCTGACCAACGGCATCTCGGAGAACACCGAGCAGGGGATCGATGCGGCCTCCACGATGGCTCACGACACCGTCGACGCACTCGCCAAGGGATTCGGTAACACGAAGGATATTTGGAACGACGCGTTCGGCGGTGATATGAATCCGACGATCAAGCCGGTTCTGGACCTCTCGCAAGTGGAGGAGCAGGCCAGCAAGATCCAGGAGCTTCTGCCGCAGGACGATATTCAGGAGAACCTGTCGGCCAACATGACGACCCAGCTCGCGGGCAGGGCCGTCCAGGGCGCTCAGTCCCGCGTCGGCGAGACTGTGAACGAGACTGTGAACAAGGGCAGTAACGTCGTGTTCAACCAGTACAACACGTCACCCAAGGCTCTGTCCGAGACCGAGATCTACAGGCAGACGCACAACCAGATCGAACAGTTCAGAGGAGCCATGTACGACTTATGATCGAGTCCATAGAGTTCCTGACATATCGTCAGCACAGGATCGTGCTCTCGCTCACGAACCCGTGGATCGAGGGCGTCGCGGTCAAATCCGTCGACGGTCTGTCGGCAACGAAGGCCTCGATCAACACCACGGAACTGGCTCTGACGGACGTGGCGATCTTCAACGGCGCGAGGGCGGGAATGAGGAACCTCAAGATCAAACTCGCGCCGTTGCCGTATCCCGACATCGAGACGACTCGCCAGCGCATCTACTCCTGGTTCCAGATCAAGCAGCCCATGTCCGTATACGTCAACACGGACAAGCGCAGGGTCAGGACCGAAGGCTACGTCGAGTCGGTCGAGGCGGATATCTTCTCCAAGGATGAGGAGATCAACGTCAGCATATTGTGCCCTGACGCCTACTGGCATGACGCTGACACGATGGTTAACCAGAACCTCGAGTGGAAGCGGGACATCGGGACCTTCGAGTTCGACTTCATGGATGAGCCCTCCCCCTCGCTTGAGTTCGCCAAGGATCGTGGAGTTCTGTCCGCCGTTATCGACTACAAGGGCGAGGTGGAGACCGGATTCACCATGATATTCCGGTTCCGCCCAGGGGCCAAGCTTCCGATCACGGTCACCGAGACATTCTCCAGGGACACCTTCAAACTCACCGGGGCATTTCTCGACAAGACGTACTACAAGGTCGACCCGATCGTTGGCGGCGATGTCGTTACCGTCAATTCTCGGGTAGGCTCCAAGTACATCATCCGGACAAGGGGCGACCGCAAGGACAAGTTCCTGGCGGCACTGGATCGGAACTCGGACTGGCTCAAGCTTAGACCGGGTGCGAACGAGTTCCAGATCACCATGAATGATCCGACGCTGACCGACGTCTATTTCTCAACCGACGTTCTCTACCAGGGGGTGTGACATGTATCTTGCCGTACTGGATGAGTCCATGATCATCCAGCATATCTGCGAGGACTACAAGTCCGTCGTCTGGACCGAGCGATTCCATGGATTCGGGGACTTCAAGCTCGTGGTCCCCGGAACCCTGGAGAACCTGAGGACTTACCAGCTGGACTACTACCTGTATACCAAGGGTACGAACAAGCTCATGATCATCGAGCAGGTCGAGCTCAACACGGAGTACGGCAAGGAGTCCCTGCTGACTGTCAGCGGACGGAGCCTCGAGTCCATATTGGACCGTCGTGTCATGCATCCTTATCCGATTTGGGATGGGACTCTGCTTTGCAAGCACGAGCGCACTCGCGGTAAGGTCAAGGACGTCATCAAGCACTACACGAATCTGCTGTTCAAGCAAAGGGACTCGCTTGATGCATCCCATGAGCGACATGTCATGGGTTTCGGCTGGTATTCGGTCGACGAACTTCCGGACGGTATACGCAAAGGCCGGCCGGTTTCCTCGATGGACATCGGTGACATCCCGGTCAGTTCTGCCGGTTATGTTCGGTCCATGTCCCAGAACGCGTCATACACCAACGTCGGCTACGATGACAAGGATCCATACACCATGGAGGGGTCCTGGTACAAGCTCGTGCAGGAGCTCACCGATCTCACGATGTCAGGGTGGGCTATCGAGTACAATGGCGAGGATCCATATTACTGGTACGGCTACGCGTACAACGGGGTGAATCGAACGTTCAGCCAAGGCGAGCGCCCGCCTGTAGTGTTCTCCCCCCGGTACGACAACCTGTCCAAGGCCACGTACTTCAAGTCCAAGGTCGGCACCAGAACCAAGATATTCTCCGGGGCCGTTAAATTCACCGTTCCTACCAAGCTGGCATTCAGTGGCGAGTACTTGGAACAGAATACGGACTCGGCGATGCAGAACAACTCTGTTACCGTGGGCACCAGGGGATTGGGACTTCGAGAGGGATATCTCCAATCCCCCTCTATCGAGCACACCAACGGTCACATGGAGTACACGGAGAAGGCCACTGGCGACGTGAGGAAGGGTGTCGGTTCCATCGACCCCAACTCCATCTACCGGCAAATCCACGAGCAGTGCAACACCGAGTTGTGGCGCCATATGCCCATCGAGATGTTCTCGGGTGAGGCCGCTCAGCAGTCAATGTATATCTACAACGAGGACTTCTTCCTGGGCGATTTCGTTCAGATCCAGAACGAGTTCGGGCAGCAGGACATCGCTCGAGTGACCGAGTACATCCGTACATCCTCGGACTCGGAGGGGGACGTCTTCTACCCGACGTTCCAATCCTTGTCCGATATCCAGAAGTCGAAACCGGGGTTGAATATCACATGACAGAGAGATCAGGATTCTTCGTCTCCATCAACGGCGACAGGAAGTACTCCGCGGACGACTTCGGCCGAATGTTCGACGGGGTCATTTCCGACGGCATCTTCCAGAACTGGGGGCGCGCCTACCAAGTCGTCAAGGGAAACGGCCGCCAGATCATCATCCAGTCCGGTCGCGCCTGGCTCAAGGGTCACTGGCTAGAGAACGACGCGGAGAGGTACTACACCCTGAATCCGGGCAGCACCGATGGTGATCGCTACGACGCCGTATTCATCCGAGTCGACAACACCAGGGCCGTCCGAATCGCCAACATCCGGGCCGTTCAGGGGAACCCGAATCAGGGCATCCCTCAACCAACGCAGACCCCAGACAACTACGAGGTTCTCATCGCCGCCATTCGTGTTCCCAGGGGCGCCCAGGACGCGACTGCCTTCGAGATCATCGACTGCCGCGGTAAGTCCGGGACCGAGAACGCCCAGTGGGCTCAAAGCGTCATGCAGCCCAAGCAGATCACTCTGAACAACAAGTTCGATTTCCTGAACGCCTTCAACAACGACCCGAATCTGAAGAAGGTCATCACCCGAGGCAACAACCTCGGCAAGACAATCACTGCCGCCCAGAAGATGGCCATCAGGAACGGAACGTTCGACGGGATGTGGCTTGGAGACTACTGGCAGTTCAACGACAACACCCGTCGTTGGATCATCGTAGACTTCGACCGATATCTGGATCACCCGAACGGGACGAACCAGCACCGGATCACGATCATGAGCGACCGGAATCTGGGCATCGACAATATCGGCGAGGCCGGTTGGTGCAACAAGGGCTGGAACGGCTCCAAGATGCGCCGAGACTATGCCGAGGGCATGGTGCGATTCGCCTCCGCCCTTCAGGCGTTCGATATCTCGGACTTCAAGACCTTCCCGGTGTTCGAGCCGCACGAGTTCGAGAACACGGATAATTCCTGGGAGCTGACCGAGAAGAGCTGGAGCTGGGAGTACCCCAAGGTCACCATCCCGTCGGAGTTCGAGATGTTCGGCTCCAACTTCGTTCACGCCCGGGTCAACGGCGGCGAGAACAACGTGGCGCCGATAGCCCGTCAGCTCAGCTATTTCCGTCTAGGCAACCCGATCCCCTTCTCGGGCGAGTCGTTCTGGCTCAGGGATCAAGTCACGAAGAACCGCTTCGCCCTTTATTACGGAGACCAGCGGCATGTCTCATGGGCGGACTGGACCAGTAAGTACGGCGTTCGCCCGCTCATGTCTATCGGAGGCTGAATGCAACCCATGGTGGAGCTCGTGATCACCATTTTCGGCTCGGTCCTCACGAGTAGTGGGATCTGGGCATATCTTCAGAAGAGATCCGAGCGACATGACGCCAAGACCCAGCTGATGCTCGGTCTGGCCCACAATCAGATCGTGGCCATGGGGACGGCATATCTGTCCCGAGGGTACATCACGATCGACGAGTTCGAGGACTTGCAGAAGTATCTGTATCAGCCCTATCACGCCTTCGGCGGCAACGGGACCGCCGAGAAGGTCATGGACGCCGTGAACCGGCTTCCCATCCATTTCCCGGACACCAGAAGGAAGGACAAGCGTTTTGTCTCTGTCGAATCAGACCTACAACACCCTGAAGTGGATTGCCCAGATTCTGCTGCCTGCCCTCGCCACCCTTTATCTGGCGCTGGCGGGTCTGTGGGGGTTCCCTCACACTGAGGCCGTCGTCGGCACCATCACCGCCGTCGACACCTTCCTGGGCGCTCTGCTGGGTCTGGCGTCGAAGAACTACGAGCCCAAGGTCGACGGCGTCCTCCATGTGGACCACAAGAACCAGGAGGTCTACGCCGCCCTCGAGACTCCCGCTAAGGACATGACCAAGAAGGACACCGCCACCCTCAAGGTGTCAGAGGTCGCCTGATACGCGGATCAGACATGGATCATAATGATACCCCCATTTGAAAGGAACACCATGTCCGACAACAAGCCGAATGCCCAGACTGCCCTGGATGACGCTTACTCCTTCATCGACGGCATGGATCCCGACAGCGAGGCCTACACGCACGCTCTCCGCAACATCAAGGACCTGGAGCAGATCCAGGACGCCAAACGGCGTCGCTTCTGCCCCAGTCCGGATGCTGTGGTGGGTGCTGTGGGCTCATTCGCCGGAATCCTCGCCATTCTGAAGGCCGAGCAGATCTTCCCCGTCGCCTCCAAGGCACTCGGATTCGTTGCCAAGATCCGCATCTGAGAATCAAGACCTAGGACCCCACAAGGGTTCTAGGTTTTTCGCAAGGGTAACAAGGGCTTTAATGAGACCCCATTACCTCAACGAAAGGAACCATCATGTTCACCACCATTCTTGGTTGCGCCGCCTTCGCCGTTGCCTTCCCTGTTACTGTCAAAGCCACTTCCAGCGCTATCCTCAACAGCGTCAAGAAGGACCAGGAGCAGAACGCGGAGCTCTGCCGCATGGCACGCGCCAACTGCAAGAACCCTCGTCACGATGCGTGCCCCGTCTACGAGCACTGATCTCACACTCCATAATCCGCAAGGGTTATGGTTTTTCGATTCTGAAAAATTCCCGGGTGAGAAATTCGGAACGCGAATTCCGCAGGGCCTATAATGAGACCCCTCAAGAAAGGAACTGTCATGTCCATCATCTTCACCATCTTCGGAATCCTCTCCTTCGCCATGTTCGCTTACGCCATCTACGCCCAGAACGAGAAGATCGAACAGCTCAAGAAACTCTCCCGCTACCAGCAAAAGACTATCGCCAGGCTGTCGACTCTGCGTCATCAGGGCACATCCGACGTTCAGCAGAACCTCAACGAGAGCTGGGCCGAGATCGAGAAGATCCTCGACCAAGACACCACCAAGAACTGATATCTCGCCCTCAGAGCCCTCACGGGTTCTGAGCTTTCGCAGGATCAGCAGGGCCTATAATGAGACCCATACGAAAGGATCACATCATGCTGATCTCCCGCCTTGCCGAGAACCTGATCAAGTCGATCATCTACTGCGTTGGCATCTACGCCATCGTCAAGTGGTGCATCAACCGGAACAAGAACTCGAAGCAGGATTTCTCCAAGCCCATCCACATCGACACCAGTCTCTGATACAAATGCCTAGAACCCAACCCGGGTTCTAGGTTTCTCGAGAAAGGAACGCCCATGAATGACGCTGATGTCCAGGTTATCTACCGCGACATCGACCCGGAGACCAACACGGTCCGGGTGGGCCTCAAGGTGCCGAAGGGCACGGACCCCGAGATCGCCAAGGCAATATTCCTCGAGGCCATCAAGAACATGCAGGAGGACCACCGATGAACCTCTCCATCCTCAAGGCCGCTCAGACATTCATCCTGCGAAACTCGCACCATATCCTCACGAGTCTCGCTCTTCTCGGAGTCGGGGGGTCCGTGACTCTGAGTGTGCGAGCCGACAGGATCATGCACGAGTGGGATATTGACGAGTTCAAGCAACTCACCATGGAGCAGCGGATCAAACTGTACGCCCGCATATACGCTCCTCCGGCCATCGCCATATTGGCCACCGGAGCCTGCATCATCGGAGCCCATAGTATCTCGGTACGACGTGAGTCCTCACTGCTCCTCGCCTACGAGGGCACTCGCCAGGTTTACGATCGTTATCGTGCCTCGGTTCAGGATCGCCTCGGTCCGGAGGAGAAGCAGATCGCTGAGAAGGCCGCGTCCAAGGCTCAGCCGGTTCCTCGTGAAACGATCGTCTACGGCGAGGGCGACTGCCTGTTCTACGACGCCTACAGCGGACGTTATTTCAAGTCGACTGTCAACAAGATCGACCGAGTCGTCAACGAGCTGAACTACACTCTACTTCGAGAGATGTGCGTCAGTCTCAACGAGTTCTACGCCGGCATCGGCCTCGAGGGCATTTCCCTGGGTGACCAGCTCGGATGGAATGAGCAGAGGCAGATCGAGGTGCACTACGGCTCCCGGGTCACCGAGGAGGGTCGAGCCTGCATCGTCCTCGACTTCGTGATCGAGCCGACCGAGCGGTGGTACAAGCTCTCGTGAGATGAGCATGGCTCATAATGAGACCCCTCTAGAAAGGAACGACCATGAGTTTCAAAGGGACCACCGGGTACAAGGTCGTCAACTTTGTCGCCTCGACAACCGCCAGCATCACTGCCGGTGCTGTAGTCAGCGCTCTTTGCCCTCCAGCCGGAGCGGCATTGACCGTCGTCTACAGCCTCGGCAGTGGTGTCCTCGGCTCATATGTCGGTGACAAGGCTGGACGACAGTACGCCGAAACTCTCGCCGAGACCATCGATTCCATCAAGACACCCTCGAACAGCTAGACAGCCCATGCTCCCTAACACGGAGCATAGGCTTTCGCAAGATTCGCACGCCTTATAATGAGACCCCCATCAACTCGAAAGGATACTCCAATGACTGAGACCACCGTTTCCACCACGACTCCGTCCACCGAGCCCGTTGAGGACGACTCCCCCGTCGTCACCGTCAACTGGAGCAAGCTCGGCCGTATCGCCAAGAAGAGTGCTCGCTACGCCCTGCCCGCCGCAGCCGGCTTCGCAGCTCTCTGCCTGGTGAAGGCCCTTGCCTCCAGCGACGATGACACCGAGGAGACTGCCTCGACGTCTTCGGACGACGTGGTTGACGCTGAGCTCGTCGACGAGACCGACGACTGATACACCTCGACCCCAGGACCCCTAACACGGGTCCTGGGTTTCTCATTTTCGAAAGGAACGAACATGGAGCTTCAGACAGCCGTCGTGGTCACCCTCACCGAGAACGGCAAGACTGTCAAGCGCACGATCAAGAAGAGCGAGCAGTTCGACGAGCAGACCTCGTGGGACCATATCGTCAAGACGACGAAGTCGCTCGCCGGCATCACTCTCAACTCGATCGCCTGAGGAGGCATATTCATGATCAAGATGAACGTCAGCGCCGAGACCTTCGACGGAGACATGGTCACCGAGACCCTCTGGTTCCACATGAACAAGGTGGATCTCATCGAGCTCCAGCAGTCGGAACCGGGCGGTTTCACAGACACACTTCAGGCGTTCATGTCCCGCAAGCCCGAGGACTGGACCATGTCGGACAAGTTCAAGCTGTTCGATTTCTTCCGTACCATGGTCGATAAGGCCTACGGCGAGAGGTCGTCGGACGGCAAGCGATTCCGGAAGTCCCCAGAGATCCTCGCCAACTTCAAGGACAGCATCTTCTACGACGAGTTCGTCCTGAGCCTGCTGGAGGACGAGGAGAAGAGCATCAAGTTCTTCAACGGCGTCATGCCCAAGAGCCTGATCGAGCAGGCGAAGAAGGAGCGTCCCGACGTCTTCAAGACGATCGAGGCCTGACATCCATATCCTGAGGAGGCCCCGGGGAGACTCGGGGCCTCCCATTTACCCCAGAAAGGACGAACATGACGGATAACATCCCGATCCGAGGCGACCTGCCGGCCAACGCCCGCAAGTCCAAGCCCAGGCCCGAGCGCATCGTATCCACTCCCGCCAGGATCGACAATGGATCGCTTGGACGCCAGGCTCTGAGCGCTTTCTTCGCCGAGGACATCAAGGAGGTCGGGAACTATCTGCTGTGGGATATTGCTCTGCCGAGCATCAAGAATGCCGTCAGTGATATCTTCACCTCAGGCATCGACCGTCTGCTCTTCGGCGGTGATGGCGGTCCTCAGCGGTCCAAGTCCAACAGGACCTACACCTCATATTCCAATAGGACCTACGGCAGGCGCGAGACCCCGACCGAGCGGGTCTACACCCAGAGGGACCGCCGTGAGCACAATCTCGAGTCCATCATTTTTGCCACTCGCAACGAGGCGGAGGACGTCCTGAACCATCTGATCAGCATCTGCGATCAGTACGATGTGGCGACTGTCGGGGATCTGTACGGCATGGCCGGAATCTCTCAGACGTATACGGACGAGAACTGGGGTTGGAGGGACCTGCGGGGAGCCAGGGCCGTCCGAGCCCGCAACGGGTATATTCTTGATCTGCCGAAGCCGGAGGACGTTCGATGAAGGACGAGGACCGGACGACCGCGTACGGGATCGGAGCCATATTGGTGGTGCTCGCGGTCACAGTCGGGCTGATCGCCCAGGAGATCTGGCTCGTGGCACTCAGTCTCATGATGGTGACGCTCTGGGTCGCAATAGGATTCATTTACGACTTGTGGAAGGATGATGACGAGTGACAGTCGCGCAGATGCGCGCCAAGCTGCGCACAGCTTATGGAGCCGCCCCGGCGTGGGTCTCCAAGGTCGACAGGATGAGCGATGGACAGGTCATCGCCGTTTACAACAAGCTGAACGAGAGGAAGTATTTCGCATCATGAGTCTCACCATTGTTACGCGCCTCATCGGAAAGGGCGCTCTCGTGGCCTCGAAGCACGCTCCTGCCATATTGACGGGTCTGGGCATCGCAGGATTCACCGCCACCACGGTTCTGGCGGCCAAGCAGACGCTCAGCGTCGGTGAGGTCACGTGGGAGGACCTGAACGAGCTGTCGACGGTCAAGGCGGCCGAGGACGAGGAGAAGTTCGAGAAGAAGGACATTCAGATCGCCAAGGCCCGAGCATGGACCAAGCTCGCCGGTACTCTCGTCAAGCACTACGCGCTGCCGCTGAGCATCGGTACAGCCTCCGCCATTTCTCTGATCCTCGCCCACCGCATTTCCGCCAAGAGGATCGCGGGTCTGTCCATGGCCTATGCCGGTCTTGAGGAGTCATTCCGCAAGTACCAGGACAAGATGAAGGAGAGCCTCGGCGAGGAGACGGTCGAGAAGATCATCGACCACTCGAACGAGAAGGCCCTCGATGAGGCCAAGAAGCAGTACTACGACGAGACGGGGCGCGAGTTCCAGCTCAAGCCCGAGGAGTTCATGAGGGAGCTCGGGGTCTCGCCATACGCTGTCGTGTTCGATCAGAACGCTGGAGCCTGGGAGGGCAACGAGGACTACAGCCTCATGATTCTCCACGCACAGGAGAACTACGCCAACGATATCCTGAGGACTCGTGGGTATCTGCTCCTGAACGAGGTCTACAAGGGTCTCGGACTTCCTCAGACGAGTGCTGGCGCAGTGGTCGGCTGGGTCTACGACAACGAGGACGGCGACGGCATCGTCGAGTTCGGCAACTTCGAGGTCCTGAACTACCGGGATTACGATCCGGTCATCGGCCGAGAGGTGACCAAGTTCATCCTCGACTTCAACGTCGACGGAGTGATCTGGGACCAGATCGACAGGCTGACCATTCGATGAAGGCGCTGTTCTTCATCCTGCTGGGTTATTTCATTGGACGACTGATCACTAGAAAGGAACGATAATGCATTTGCTGCCGGCGCTCGTCGTCGGTCTCACGGCGGGTCTCCTCGCCGTGCAGGACTGCAAGGACGAGAAGCGGACCGAGGAGAAGGAGCCTGAGCGGAAGGTCGCATACTCTGTCGACATCTTCCAACCGATCTCAGAAGAGGAGGTTGAGGAGCACAACGAGATGAAGAAGAAGTACGAGAAGATCATCGACGACGAGTATCTCAAGTTCGACATGGAGGAGGATATTTCCGAGGAGATCGAGGACGAGTCTGAGGAGGAGCCCGTCGCTGAGGGCGAGTCCATCCGTGAAATCACGGAGGACGAGTACGACGAGGGCGCCTTCAGCTTCGAGCGGGTCGGCCTGATGTATTTCACGGAGGACCGCATCCTCTGCGACGGCGACATGGTCACGGTCGACAACGTGGGTGAGTGGCTCGGCAATGTCGACCTCGAGACGCAGTCGGACGAGATCGTTGTCAAGTGGATCCGCAACTTCGATCTCTCCTACGATATTCGCCTCGAGATCATTGAGGACGCTTACTCCGGATCCCACTGATGGAACAGGAGTACTTCGACTTCCTGCTCTCGTTCCTCGACGAGGGTGATGGGGAGCTGCCGAGCATATTCGACAGTCATCACCTCCTGTGGAAGCTCCACCGTATCGAGTTCCGCTACTCCGCCATGATGGACCGCAATCGGGACATGGATGGTCGTGAGTGGCGGAACCGCTATGGCGGCAAGCTCTCACCGGCATTTCGCAAGAGCCCTGCCAGTGTACTCGAGGTCCTGCTCGGGCTCGCTGATCGCATGGCCTTCGAACTCGATGACGAGGAGCGGCTCGGTCCGTATTTCTGGGAGATGATCGAGAACCTCGGAATCAATTACACGGACTACCAGTTTGACAACAGCGGCAACGCCCTGGATCGAAAGGTCGATAAGACCGTCCAGAGGTGGATGAGCCGTCAGTACGATTCCCACGGACGAGGAGGCATATTCCCCCTCGAGTCCGTCCCGGAGTTCTACGAGTCGGATGAGTTCCAGAACCAGAACCGTCTTGAGCTCTGGTACCAGATGCAACTCTATCTGGCGGAGAACTACGACATATAAGGAGTCAGATGGATTTCTACGAGATCAAGGAGCGAGCCCTTAAATCGGGTACCACCGAGATACGGCCGGCCTGGCGTGTTCACCGATTCAAGGATCTCATGGTTCGTGGGAAGTCCTTCTACGCCGTGTACAATCCCGAGACGCATTTCTGGAGTACTGACGAGTACGAACTGACGCGGATCGTGGATGCTGACGTTGCCCATCGATTCCGAGAGGCCTCCGAGCGAATCGATGGGACCGTCTGGGCGCGGTATCTAGGGGACTACGACTCCAAGGCATATACGGACTACAAGGCGTGGATGTCCAAGCTTCCGGACACCTACCATCCGCTCGACAGCAAGATACTATTCGCTGACCAGACTCCAAGAAAGGAGGACTACGCAACCAGAACACTCTCGTATTCTCTGAGCGACGATCCGTGTCCCGCCTACGAGGAACTCATGAGCACCCTCTATGATCCGGACGAGAGGGAGAAGCTCGAGTGGGGCATCGGATCTGTATTCACGGGCGACTCCGCCTGGATCCAGAAGTTCTTCGTACTCTACGGGTCTTCCGGATCAGGTAAGTCGACCGTCCTCAATCTTCTTTCAAGTCTGCTGGACGATCATATCGGTAGGTTCGATGCGGCGGCCCTTGGGCGCCCCAGTGATCAGTTTGCCCTTGAGCCGTTCAAGTCGAATCCTCGGGTCGCCATTCAGCACGACGGCAACCTTGCCCGGATTTCGGATAACAGCCGTCTCAACAGCCTCGTATCCCATGAGGCTATGGTCATGAATGAGAAGGGAAAGTCCCTCTATACATTCAAGTCCGAGGCCTTGATGTTCATCGGCACCAACCTGCCGGTGCGCATCACCGACTCGAAGAGCGGACTGACGAGGCGCCTCATCGATGTTGAACCATCCGGTCGTAAGCTCGATATTCGTAGGTACAAGGAGCTTGTATCCCGTATCGAGGATGAGCGCGGCGCCATCGTCAAGCATTGTATGGACCTATACAAGTCCAAGGGTCCGTCGTACTACGACGACTACAAGCCCATCGGCATGATGAGCAAGACCAACCCCATCTTCAACTTCCTGGATTTCTATCAGGACGAGTTGGATGACGCATACGGAGTTTCTCTCAAGCGCATCTATGGAATGTACAAGGAATACTCCCAGACATATTCGGACGGGAGCATATACCCCATGTACAAGTTCAAGGACGAGATCCGGGACTACTTCGAGGAATTCCATGACCGCGTTATGGTCGATGGGGTCCGCAGGCGCAAGGTGTATGTGGGACTACTGAAATCCAAATTTTCCCAGGGGGAGAAAACAGAGAGCCCGATTCAGGACTGGACCGAGATGAAGGAGCAGTCGTCATATCTCGACGAGCTCTACAAGGACCGTCCTGCTCAGTACGCCAATGATAACGGCCTCCCAACAAAGCGTTGGGACGACGTCACGACGACATTGAAGGACTTGGACACCCGGAAGGAGCATTATGTCCTTATACCCGCACAAGACGTCGTCATCGACATCGACCTCGACAAAGACCGCACTCGATGCCTTGAAGAGGCTCGGAAGTGGATTCCCTCCTATGCTGAACTCAGCCGATCGGGGGGTGGAGTCCACATCCACTATCGATACCTCGGGGATCCGTCCGAGTTATCCAGGATGGTTGCCCCGGGAGTCGAGTGCAAGGTCTACTCGGGCAAGTCGGCCCTGCGTCGACGTCTCACCGAGTGCACCGACCACCAGGGCCTTACCGAGGTTGAGGTCGGATATCTGCCCGTCAAGGAACAGTCAGTGATCAAGCAGGAGGTCATGCAGAGCGAAAAGTCGATCCGCAAGCTCATATCCCGCAACCTCCGCAAGGAGATCCATCCCGGGACCAAGCCCAGTATCGACTTTATCAAGAAGATCCTGGACGACGCCTACGAGTCGGGTATGCCGTACGACGTGAGCGATATTCGTCAGAAGGTTCTCACGTTCGCCATGAAGTCATCTCATCAGGCCGACTACTGCATCAAGCTCGTTCAGGAGATGCACTTCTCCTCCGAGCATGATCACGAGGAGGAGTTCGAGGAGCCGACAGACGACGATACTCCTATCATCTTCGACGTCGAGGTATTCCCAAACCTGTTCCTCGTGAACTGGAAGGTCCGTGGCTCGGACGAGATCCAGAGAATGATCAACCCAACGCCGAACGATATCTCCGATCTTGCGGAGAAGCGGCTCGTCGGATTCAACAACCGCCGATACGACAACCATATCCTCTACGGTCGGATGCTGGGATACTCGAACGAGCAGCTCTATCATCTGTCCCGCAAGATCATATCCAACCTCATCAAGGAGGGATTCAGGGAGGCCTACAATCTGTCCTACACTGATATCTACGACTTCGCCGCCAAGAAGCAGTCCCTGAAGAAGTGGGAGATCGAGCTGGGCATCCGCCACAAGGAGCTCGGTCTCCCCTGGGACCAGCCGGTGCCGGAGGAGCAGTGGGAGGAGGTCGCCGCATATTGCGACAACGACGTCATCGCCACCGAGAAGGTGTGGGACCATCTGGAGGCGGACTGGGAGGCCCGTCAGATCCTCGCATCGATCGCGGGGCTTCCGGTCAATTCTAGCACCAACAACCTCACCACAAGGATCATATTCCAGGGCCAGAGGAACACTCAGCAGTACCTGAGGTACACGGACCTGTCCGAGATGTTCCCGGGTTACAAGTACGAGTACGGCAAGTCGACATATCGTGGCGAGGAGGTGGGCGAGGGCGGTTACGTCTACGCCGAGCCCGGTTACCACGAGAACGTGGCCCTGCTGGATATCGCATCGATGCACCCCACGTCGATCGAGAACCTCCAGCTCTTCGGACCGTACACCAAGAGGTACAGCGAGCTCAAGAGGGCTCGTATCCTCATCAAGCACAAGCAACTCGATGAGGCTAGAGAGATCCTGAATGGTGCGCTGGCTCCATATCTTGACGACGAGTCGAATCTCGACGCGCTGGCCTATGCGCTGAAGATCGCTCTGAATTCGACGTACGGACTCACCGCCGCCAAGTTCGACAACCCGCTCAGGGACCCCAGGAACGTGGACAACATCGTCGCCAAGCGCGGTGCCCTGTTCATGGTCGACCTGAAGCATTTCGTGCAGGAGAAAGGATACACGGTTGCTCACATCAAGACCGACTCGATCAAGATCCCGAACGCCGACGATCGCATCATATCGGAGGTCTTCGAGTTCGGCCGTCGCTACGGCTATGTATTCGAGCATGAGGCCACTTATGATCGGATGCTGCTCGCCAATGATGCTGTGTACATCGCCCACGACAAGGACGGATGGCACGCAACCGGGAAGCAGTTCCAGGAGCCACTCGTGTTCAAGACCATATTCTCCGGAGATCCTCTTGATCTCGAGGATGTCGCCCAGACACGATCGGTTACTACTCGCATGTTCCTCGAGTTCGGGGAGGATGACCGGAAGTTCGTCGGCCGTGTCGGGAGCTTCCTTCCGGTTGATCCAGGAACTCCCGGAGCGGGTCGACTGGTACGAGAGAATCACAGAACTGACAAGGAGGGCAATGAGCTCATTTCCTACGGCGATGTCAGCGGCTGCAAGGGTTATCGCTGGCTGGACTACGAGGACGTCCAGGGCGACTGGCGTGACGTGTACGACGATCGATACGGCAGGCAGCTCGTTGATGCTGCCATGGATCAGATCGGGAAGTGGACGGACGTCGACGCCTTCCTGACGGTATGAAATCGCGAAAGGGGCAGGGCATATAATGAGACCCCATCAGAAAGGAACTGATCATGTCCTGCCCCTACGTCGCCCAGCAGTACGTCCTCACTCACCTCGCCGAGATGGGTGTTGGCCTCGCCGTTGCCACGTTCGCCTACTACGCGACACGCGACTTCTGCGTCCAGCACCGTCCCGACGCCACGAACGAGGACATGCTCGCCATGGCCAAGAACATCAGTGACACATTCACCACCAACTGAATACTTCACTCCTAGAACCCAACCCGGGTTCTAGGTTTCTCGAAAGGAACGAACAATGACCGAGTCAGTCTACGACGGCGCCCAGACCGCTTCCGATATCCTCTGCGGCTACCGCAGCTACCTGCGTGCCGAGATGGTTAACCTCACGAACGAGGAGATCGAGGACCTGATCAAGAAGCTCTGGAAGTGCGCCAATAACAGCCACGGTCTCCGGAGGCACGATGAGGTTCAGAGTCTCATCGAGATCTGCCGTACCGAGCTCGACGAGCGTGATCTCGTCCACTGTCTCGTGCAGGAGGGCCTCATCGTCGGTATCGACAACGTCGACGCCATTCCCGAGAACGACGTCCCGAAGGAGGATTGAGATGATCTGCAAGAAGGACGTCGAGAGCGGTAAGGCCTTCTGGGTGGCCGCCATTTCCTCCCGGGTTATCCTTCCGAATGGCGAGGAGGCAGAGCGGAAGACTTACGAGCCGAATGGATGGTATCTCCTCGGAACGGATGACGAGTACTGGCTCTACTTCGTCGAGGACATCCATCACGTCAACTACGCCATGGGTTCTCGAATGGTCGCATATCCCGTGACGGAGCCCTATGCGATCTACGATAAGTCGAAGTACGAGTACGAGCTCAAGGGCAACAGCATCGTCATCAGCGAGAAGAAGACTCTCTTGCAGAAATTTCTCAAGGTCACTTATCGAGGGAGGGCCGGTGTCGAGGAGGTCCTCAATGGCCTGGAGGAGATCCTTGAGAGCTTCGACGAGAAGAAGCTGACGACTCTCAAGTACGAGCTCGACATGTTCCGTGAGGACTTCGATGATTTCCTGACCCCCGAGCAGGTCGAGTGGTTCGACAG